TTCAGAACGCTTTATAGACAATCCAAGTAGATACCCGCGTGGACCATTGCAACCAAGAGATTATCAATTAGTGTTAGGAAATCATTGTTTTGTTTCAGGTGATGGCGATCATCCAGCAATACGTGCTAAGTTAGACGAATATGAACCAGTGACTGATACTCCTATTGAGTATCCGTGGATCAAAAACAAAGCACATTACGATATAATAGCCGGGAGCGACTATCCAAGTTGGGAAAATTTTTTAGAAAATAGACAAAATAAAGATTATTTTAAAGATCATGTTTGGCAAGAACTATTAGGTTTTACTTTCCATGAATTTAGTAGTTCACAAATGTTTATGATAGGAAAAAAATTGTTTCGCGGCGTAGATGAAAATAATGCCCATCTTAATGACAAAGATTACAAAAAAATGGTAGCGTTTGATAATTTTGAAATAATCACAGCACCAATGGACGGGCATACTGATGGAAACTATCATCCAATTAAACCTGGTGCAATATTAAGTTTATTTGATGTACAAAACTACGAAGAGACATTTCCAGGATGGGATGTATGCTATTTGCCAGAACAAGGTTGGAGCAAAGTTAGAAATTTCACACGTCTTAAATCTAAAAATAAAGGTAAATGGTGGCTTGCAGGCGAGGAAGATAATGACGAGTTTACACACTTTGTTGAAACATGGTTAGAAAATTGGGTCGGGTATGTAGAAGAAACTGTATTTGACGTAAATGTATTAATGTTAGATGAATATCATTGCTGTGTTAGTCAACAGAATAATGAACAAGTAAATACATTTTTAAAGAAACATAACATTGAACCTATACATGTGCCATGGAGACATAGGTGGTTCTGGGATGGCGGATTGCATTGTATTACATTGGATCTCAAAAGGCAAGGAATACAAAAGGATTATTTTTAATGTTAACAGTATACAGTAAAAATCTTTGTCCGTTTTGCGTACAAGCAAAGCATCAATTGGACAAGTACGGTATTGCATACGAAGAAATCAATATCGAAGAAAATGCAGAAGCACGTGACTTTGTTATTAGTGAAGGTCACAGAACAATGCCACAAATTTATCACAACGGTAAAGTATTTGTTACAGGTGGCGCACAAGGACTGCAAAAGTTAGATGAAGATACTATTCGTGCTAAGATGGGCGAAATGGATCTTGGCGGCTTTGAATTATAATAGCATATAATAAGTCAAGGTAAATACAGTATGGCACTAGTTGTAAGAATCACAGATGTAAATACTGCCGGCGGCATGGCTATGGCGCCAAGATTAACAGTATTGGCTGAGTTTTTGCCATTAGCAGCATATATGAGTCCTGTGTCTCCGCACCCTTGTTGTGGTGCACCGGGATGTGAAATACATTGTGTAGCAACAATTGCTCCTATGTATAGAACAGTATTGGCTGATTATTTACCAGTACATATTGTAACTGATCCGGATATTTGCGGACATATTAGAATAACCGGAGCAACAACTGTATTATGTTTGGATGTCGGAGGCAGTGTTCCTGGGTCTGCGCCAATACCTAATACACCAGTAGGTTTAGGTAGTAGCAGTGGCTACGGAGAAGTAGGATTGGCGGTAGCACCATGAGTAGTGTATGCGGAACAACAATTAGTTATTTAGGTGCAATGTCAGTAGGTGCCATGATTGATGGAGGAGGATTTAAGCCTTATCTCGGTCACGTGGATGTTATCAATGCAACTGCTGGCGGCACATTAAAAAAAGTAGAAAATGCAAGACAAAGTGGAAGAGCTCTTCCGCCTGCACACGGGCAAGAACTTAGTAGCACTGTACTAACTTCTATAGACAGAATTGGATATAGAGACATTAGTGGCAGTGGTGCACTTACAGGATCAGTAACTGACAGTTACGAAAGTCTTGTTGGCAGTGGCAGTATGCTTACCCAATACAAAGCACATATTAATCAGATGTTTGGTGATAATCCTTTACATATGGCACAAACGTTTTCTATTGCATCTAGTTTAACAAATACAAGTGCGCAGATGGCACCTACGCTCGATCAACTTAATCAAGGTGTTAACTTTGGTGCATTGCCTGCAGAGTTTCCGGCAAATGGTGTATTCCCATATCATTTAGGAAGTGGATACAATAACTTTAGTGATGTGCAAACAAATGGCGTAAGTATATTACTTAAAGATCCAACAGCAGCAAATTATACAAAATTAGCAAATGATCTAGCACGTATTGGAAATACTTTCGATATAGAAGATATATCTAACTTTGGCAATCCTGGACAAGTTATACAGAAGTTAGATAACTTAAACGGATTAAGTGTATGCGGATTGGCAGAAGTATTAGCAAAGTTAAATATTGATCCTGGACTAATATATAATTTAGGAGATAGTAGTTATAATAAGTTAATGACAGAAATTTTAACAGTTATTACTACGCCAGAACTAATACAAAATGCACAAAATATTTTAACAAGTGCAGTAGAAAATATGACTAGTTTAGCAAGTTATGTTGACTTTGATATAATTTTTGTTGAAAGTAAAGATGTTGTATCATTTAGTACCATGGAAGAATTTAGAACAAAACTACAAGCAATTGAATTAGGAAGAATTACTAACGCACAAGAACTAGCAAATTATATAGTAAGTGTTTCTAATAGAACATTACCTACTATTGCAAATAGAACAAATTTCGTTGAAAGAGATTTTGTACAGCCTGCTGCTAATAAGTTTACAGGTGGCACAGGTGCTAATGGTCGTATTACTATTGTTGATATGATCGGGTTGCTAGGCGGCATAGGTATCCAATCTCAAGTTAGCAGTTATAACACTGCAATGAATGCTCTGAATACAGCAGGAGAATTTACAAGACTTAATACTTTAATTGACTACTTGGCAGACGGGCTTGCAGGAACATACACATCTATTATTGATCCATTGACAGATCCAGTAACAATTAGTATTACTGATGGCGAAGGTGGCGCACACGGAACATATGATAGTTTTGCTACTGCTTATATAGGCTATATTGAAACTGAATTAGCAAATATAATGTCTAGACAAAATGTGCAACCTAACATTAAAATTGCTATTGACAATTATAAACTAATTGTTAAAAAAATATATAATGAAAAAGATTTTCAGTCTAGAATAGACATGGGCTACGGAACTAGAACTAATTTTCCAGACATTGCCTATACTTTCATTACAGGAGTTAATAATCAAATAAATGACCCGGGACGAAAAGAAATAGTACTTGGTATGATAGAACAATCAGTAAGTGAAGGAAGTCTTGCTGGAGAGTATATTAGAGCATTTGTTAATGAATGTGAAAATAGAAAAATTGGCAGAACATATGATGTTCGTTGGCGCGCAGAGATATGTGAATGATTTCAACAGTAGAATATATACATCACTATACATGTGATAAATGCAAAGGTTGGTGGAGTATTGCAAGCCATGAAAACTACAAACCGAGAGCAATGTATTGTCCACATTGTGGTCATAAACACAGTGTAATCAATGTACATGATGTACGCACAGGCGATTTAAAAGATGATAACTAAGTGGTTTAAAGAACGCAGAATAAAAAAACTACACGAAAAGCGCATGGAACAAATGCGTAAAAATCCACACAAGCGCATAGATAGCAAAGAAATGACCGGGGTTCAAAAGATGGATCAAGGTTTTAATGGTAGTACATATACTATTAATGGAATAGAAGGAGACTTCTAATGACACTCGACGAAGAAAAGAAATATAATCATATGATGTGGTGTGTTAAAGGAAGACTAGTTCCAGAAGGATGGTCAACTGAGGACATGGTACGTATGTACGATGATTATTTTAAACGTGTATGGGGCAATCATGAATTTTGCTACCATGAAACAGGCTTTGAAGAAGCCTGGAAAAAGAAACTTGAAAAATTAGATTCAACTGAAGACTAGTTATCTTCAAAAATTTGTAACAATGTGCTGTCTGGCTTAGTTGTTTTAAGTTCATCATAGCCTTGTCCTATACCAATGCTAATCATTGTAATCATCCAAATTGCAATAATGATAAAAGGACTTGGTAGTATTAGATACCAATAGGTGCGGAATATTCCTTGTCCTTTTTCAAGTCTCTCTGCACGTTTACGAGCAAACCAATGTACTATCCAACGCACACATGCTTTGATTTTTTCAGTAAACCATTCGCCTATAAAGTGTCTTATCAGTCGCATAACAATTAGAACAGGACTTGTTACTACTTCCCAAATAATAAGAATTATATCAACTGCTAGGTCAACGCAATTGTCTATAGTAATCCATTTTCTGATACGTTTGAACATAAATTATTTATTTGACATCAATAATATGCTATGCTATAAATATACTACAATGTTGAAACAAACTCAACGCTAGACTGGACCGGGGGGCGGTACCCCGCGCCTCCACCAATATACTTTTACGAGAGTATGCTTATGGGGGCGAAATAGGATCGACAGGTAGTTAATAGGTAAGTGGAGTTGTACCGCGCAAGCTGGTTTAACGCAAGAACAACGATAATTGCAAATGACAATAATCAGCCAGAAATGGCACTAGCAGCCTAGTTTAAAGGTATGTGTGGGCGGGTACTGCCTAGAAACAGAAGTGCCACTTTAAAATGTGTAAATACACCATCACACAGCGTCAATTAATAGGAGACCCCAATGGGTAAGAAAAGATCAAGAGCAACACAAACATCAAAGGGTACCACACACCAGAATCCAAAGCGTCTGGGCAACCGCCTTTCAAAAGCACAACGTCTAGAATATAAAGACAGTGTAGAACAAGGACAAAACTTACGTGCTGCATGGCGCTCAGGTAAACGAGTAATGCTTACTATTGCTAACCCTGATGGTAATAATACACGTGAACGATTCATTAAAGTAAACGCAAATGAAGTATGGGGCGATTGGCGCTTTGCAGATAAAGCAGGTGGAAGATAATGGCTGGTAAAAAGAACAGAGACAACAAAGCATGGATGATACCTGAAGGCGAAACTCGTGCAACAGCATCGCATCATTTTGTTGCTGCTAAAACACTTAGCATGATTCGCGAAGGCAAAAAACTTCGTATGCGTAAATATCATCCAGGCAAGCGAGAGCATGTTTGGTTTGTTGAAACAAAAATGCCACCACACAGTAAATAGAACAAGGAAAAATTATGATAGAAGGTTTCAAGTTACCACAAGTAACATTCAAAACACGGGTACGTGATGACAGCATCGACGGACCTAATCCTTTCCGTTGGGAAGATAAAACAACAGACGATTATTTTGCAGGCAAGCGCGTAGTATTGTTTAGTCTACCAGGTGCATTTACACCTACATGTAGTACATACCAACTACCAGGCTTTGAAGAAAATGCAAACAAGATTAAAGACATGGGCATTGATGAAATTTATTGCATGAGTGTTAACGATGCATTTGTTATGAATGCATGGGCAAAAGCACAGTGTGTAGAACGTGTAAAAGTTATTCCAGATGGTAGTGGTAACATGACACGCTTTATGGGTATGCTTATTGGTAAAAATCATCTAGGCTTTGGCAACCGTAGTTGGCGCTTTATGGCTATTGTAAATGATGGCGTAGTTGAGAAATGGTGGCAAGAGCCAGGCATTAATAATGACGGCGTAGATGACGACCCGTATATCGAATCAACTCCAGAGAATTGTATAGAATACTTGGAAGCAAGTAATTAAGTTAGGGACCAGGCTCAGACCCGGCAATTTCCATTAAAGATGGCTCGAGCATCGGAAATAACGAATAACCAACAAAATCCCATCAACTATATAGCACCTTCGGGTGCTATTTTTTTAGGTATTCCAGTAGACTGTTTTCATTTTTAATCATTACTGCCATTACTATTCTTGGAGTATGTTTGCTATGTATTTCAACACTATGCGGTATACTACTGTTAAACACAACTGGTGTGTCCATTCCTGTTTCTGCAATAACACTATCATCGTCTGCATGCCAGCGAGTAATGTTTCCAGTTGTATTCTGTATAGGCACATTTATTTTTGCAATTAACGGACCTTGATCTGTGTGTATGGGCAACCCACTGTCACTATCGTGACTAACTATAAAACTGACTTCGTGTGGAAGCAGTCGTAATCCTTTGCACCATTCAATTAGTGCTGGACAGTGTTTAAAGAAGTCTCGTGTATCGGTTGTATTCCACGGCTCCGAAGGCTTTACTTCCAGTAAATTTGTTTTAGATTTTAAGTAATCCAGAGTCTGCGATTGTATTTCTGATAAGTTATCGCACTCTAATTTATAGTAGCACTTCATATAACTACTTATAAATATATACAGAGAGCATATCAATAATTGGAGAGATGACTATGTATGAATACAAGGCAAAAGTAGTGCATATTGTGGATGGCGATACAGTTGATGTTGACATTGACTTGGGATTTGGAATATGGATGAAAGATGAACGTGTACGTTTAATGGGCATTGATACTCCAGAATCTCGTACTAGAGACTTAGTAGAAAAGAAATTTGGATTAGCAAGCAAAAAGCGATTAACAGAATTGCTCAATGCTGATATAGTTTTAAAAACACAAGTAAACAAAGACGGCGAAGATATGAAAGGCAAGTTCGGACGTATCCTAGGAGACTTTGATGTTTATTACGCACCGCAGGACAGATGGATGCCTGCCACTGAGATTATGATACTTGAAGGACATGCAGTTCCATATATGGGCGGCAATAAATCTGATCTAATCGAAATGCATATGGCAAATAGAGAAAAACTATTGGCTGAAGGCATTGTGGAATAAAAAGGTTGACATTCTGTTAAACCGTGTTATTGTAAGTATAGTTAAACAACAAAGGACTTTTTGTTTATGAAGCAAATTCTTATGGCGTTTATGTTTGTAGTTGCAACTGTTGCACCTGCAAATGCTATTACACTTTGGTACGATCACGAAACAAATACCAAAGTTATTGAAATACAGCCAGGAGAAAGTGCAAACGAAGAATTGCACTGTATGGCACAAAATATATATTGGGAAGCACGTAATCAAAGCCGAGTTGGTATGATTGCAGTAGGCAGAGTTGTTATTAATCGTATGCAAGACACACGTTTTCCAAACGACATATGTGCAGTTATTAAAGAAGGACCAGTTAGAGAAAGTTGGAAAACTAGACAAACACCTGATCCTGATGATGCTGTGTATTATCCAAGGCGTGATCGTTGCCAATTCAGTTGGTACTGTGATGGCAAAGCAGATGACATACCAATGGCAGACATTGACTATGCTTGGAGAACAGCACAAGACATTGCGTTTGAAATAATTTACAATGATCGCTGGCGTGGTGTAGTAGAAGGCGCAACACATTACCATGCAAATTATGTGAAGCCAAAGTGGAGACATAGTTTACATTATGTAGGTCGAGTTGACGATCATTTATTTTATAGGTGGGATTGATGTTTAATACTGCGGATCTAGCGCAAGCAAAAGTAGACTTTGCAGAAAAGCGTTATTGTTACATAGACAACGTACTAGAAGATCGTTACATTAAGGCACTTTATAGAGAAGTTCCTAAAATGGATTATGGTGTTTGGGGATGTATAAGCAATAGTCACAACAAGTATCCGCCTGAATTTAAACAAAGTGACAAATTTGCAACAACGCATCAAGCACATATTGATGAAGGCAGAGGCGAGTTTAGTTATTTTCATTATGCAAACTGGCTGTTAGAAGAACAACATTTAGTACACAATAATCCTAAAGTGACAGAGTTCAATCGTGTTGTTACGGAAGATTACAGTTTAGGCAAGCCACAAGTTACATTTCACGACTTAGTAAGTAAAGTAACAGGCTTTACTAATATGACAACAAAGCAACCAACATACAGTGCTTACGATCACAATTGTTGGCTAAATGCACATCATGATCCTAGGCGTTGGTGTGCATATATATTTTACTTTAATGAAACATGGCTTACTCAATGGGGAGGACAGTTGTGTATTTTAGAAAAAGATGAAATCTCTATCAAGGATAGCATTGAGCCTTTTGGCAACAGACTACTAATTATGGATGTAAGTGAAACCACAGGCACTCGCATCAACAAACACTTTATAAGTCCTGTGAGTATTACAGCAGATCATCCGCGTTATAGTTTAGCAGGATGGTTCTATCAAAAGGATTCGGATGGTCCGAGTCCGGTAAGGAGTTAACATGAAAACTATAATTTATGCACTAGCACTTGGATGTGTTATTTCATTTTGGTCAGGTTTTGCAAGTGCGGAATCTTATACAGTACAAGGCACAGTGACTGGAGTTGAAACTATATATAAAACAAGAACTACAACTCAACCGGTACAACAGTGTTATTTGGAAGATGTTCCTATATACGGACGTAGCGGAAATAATGATACAACAGGAGATATGCTTAAAGGAGCAATCATCGGAGGTATTATTGGAAACAACCTTAAAGGCGAAGATGGCGGCGGTGCAGCTGGCGCAGTACTAGGCGGCATACTAGGTCATCAAAACTCAAAAAACAAAAATGGGCAAGTTATTACAGGTTATCGACAAGTAGAACAATGTACTACACAATATAATACACAGTCGGAACAATACTTGGCTGGTTATAAAATTAGTTATAGTGCATTAGGATTATCTGGTGTAGTATCAAGAACAAATAAACTGAGAGTAGGAGACAGTATTACTGTTAACGTGCAGATTAGCGCATATTAATATACTGATAAATCTTTTTTAGCAAGCGTTTGATAACAGGATGCTTGCTATCAAAATCCCACATAGCCATATAACCAAACAGCTCTGGACTTAGAAAGTTGCCCATTTCATCTTTGAATTGGGCAGTTTTGTTTGCCATACGCAAAAGGTTTATGGCTTCCTTTTTACTTGTTTTCTTTACAAGTTCGTCTGCAATGTTCATTGCGTATGCTTCAATTTCATCACCACGACTCATGTATTCATAGTTGCCATCACGTTTGTCTTTGCCTGCACTATGGTCTTCGTAATCACGAGCCTGTGCTTGACGCTGGTGTAGCATCTCATGTTTCATCATATCAGTTACACGATCAACAAGTGGATCAGGATTATTGATAGTCATACGCTGATCTTCTTTGTCACTAAAGTATAGTTCTATACCAAACGGAATATCGCCATCTTGGTCTGCATCCTGGTCATAGTATGCACTAGCGTTCATGTCACCTTTATCAACATTTGGACTAGTTAACATTTCAACATCTGCAATATCGCCTATGTTATTACGAAGTTCGTCTGTTATTTCTTTTGGAGTATGGCTACCTTGCGTAAGCCAATCTTTCCAAGACTGTAATCGCATTGTTAAACTTTGCATGTCGCTTGGTTGTGTAATTTCATTTAATAGCATACGAATATTTATATAAATACAGTATGAGCGCATTACTACTAATAAAAGAACTGATTGCAGAACTGGATGCTATTGAGCAAAACCCAGCGCAGGATGAAAATCACTTCAAACAAATTGAAGATTTGCAAAGTGACGAATGTACTGAATACAGCAATACACCACAAGAAAAGTATGCTGGTATTGAATCAGTAACTGATAATGCAGGCGGCGGTGTTAATGGACCAAAACATGCGGCGGATCTCCGCACTGACACACAAAGTCTATATCATTATCTAACACAGATGGAGCATGATCGTGGCAAACATTGACATTAAGTATAAAGGTCTAACTGGACTATTAACTGACATCACTATTGACAATGGACAAACAATGGCACAACTTCGTACTGCTATTATTGCCGATGAAGGATTGCAAAGTTATTACTATGGTCCTGTAAGTATTCACAAGAATGGAACAGTAGTAGACAGTACAGATAGCGCAAGCACAACACTTGTAAATGCAGGTATTGTAGCAGATGATATTATTACAGTTGCAACAGATCGTAACCAAACAACACGAGAACGCAGTCAATTAATGATGCTTGACATTGCTCAGTTAAAAAAGCAAGCAGGCGGAGACGCAAGCAAGCCTTATTATCGTGCGTTAAACACACACGATAGAACAAAATTGCCTACACGTTACGTTGGAGACACTGTAACAGACAACACAGGCGATGGTGGGAATCTCACAGCAAGTCGTCCTTGGACATAAGGATATAAGCAATGGCTGACTATTCAGACACAAGCCGCAATAACACAACAAGTTATACACATCCACAAGAGACAAACCTGCTCAATGTGCATAAAGCCATGGAGTACGATGTTGCTGGACAGCCAATATTACGCACAACTGGTAGTAATATAATAGCAAATATTAACCTACCCTCAGGCTTTGGACAGATACACAAGTTTGGTGCTGTTCCTGCTATGAGCCAAAACACTAATGGAACCATATGGGACGAGGACGATACCATCTATCCTTGGCTAACATTTGATACAGCAAGTGTACTGACAGTTAAGGTAGTACAACCAAACAACGAAAATAACACCAGCACAGCATTAAATGGCGACACAGTTGAAATACAAGGGCTTGATAATGATTTTAATCTCCTAACAGAAACGGTTACAATATCTGGCAGTGGCGCAACAACTACAGGTGTTTTTAAACGAGTGTTCAGAATCATTTACAAAGATGGTGCAGTTACAGCCAATAGTAAGCGTATACTAATACAGCACGGAACAACTACTGTAGCAAAGGTACTTGAGGGCATAGGTCAATCAATGATGGCAGTGTATACTATTCCTGCAGGTAAGACTGGGTACCTTATGAGATTGGATGTAACAGCACAAGGGACTGCAACAGGAAGTTTTAAACTTTACTGCAGAGCTGGCGGCGAAGATAACTTTCGTGTACTTCACACAGCAGAAGTAAATGGAACAGGCGGCCCATATCAGTTAGAATATCCTATTCCTCAATCTATAACAGAAAAATCAGACATTGATGCTAGAATGCATACACTAAGCAATAACGGTCGTTATACTTGCACATTTGATATTTTATTGGTAGACAACCCGACATAAAAGGTAGTATAATATAAAGATGTTTTTAGGTATACTTACATTATTGGTGGCAATCTGTATCAGTGCTATTGCGGCATACTACAGTATCCTTGGTCTTACAGCAATCTTTGCGGCGGCATTTCTTCCTATTATTTTAATGGGCAGTGTGTTAGAAGTTGGTAAGATTCTAACTACAGTATGGCTACATCAGAACTGGCGCAGAGCACCATTTGTTATTAAAACATACCTAACTACAGCAGTAATTGTACTAATGTTTATTACAAGCATGGGTGTGTTTGGATTCTTAAGTAAAAGTCACATTGAACAAAGTGCAGCTGGTACAGAACAGATTGCACAAGCAGAAGTTATTGATAATAAAATTGCTAGAGCGCAAGCAAAAATTAATCGTTGGTCAGAAGAAATAACTAGACTTAACAATGGCGGCGGCAGTGTTAGACTTGATGGATTGATTTCTCGAGAGCAACAGCGTATTGCAGATGCAGGCACACGTATACAACCTCAAATAGATGCCGAAAACTCTAAGATACCTGGTCTCAGAGCGCAAGCAGAAAAAGAAGTAGCACAGCAAAACAAGCGTTTGAATGATGCACAAAAACGTAGCGCAGATGCTATAAAAGTTGCACAAGCAGAACTTGATAGACTTGACAATGATATTTTAGCATACACTAATCAAGGCACTAAAAAAGGCAGTGGACTATTTGCTAAAGACGAAGATATGGTTGCTAAAGGTGCAGAACTACGCAGACAGCAACAGCCCGAACGCAGTAAACTGTCTGCAGATATAGACAAAGCAAAGTCTGGTGAGGTAAGTGTTGCAAGTCGTGTACAAAAAGAAATAACAAAAATTAACAATCGTTTAGCATCACAGGTTGCAGAAGTGGAAGCTCGCATTGCAGACATACGTGCTAGTGTTGACAGTACTATCCAACAAGCAAACGACAACATTGCAAAGTATACAGAAGAAGCAGGCAACAGTAACGAAGATACAGATGCACGAATTGAAGAACTAGAAGCAAACATAGAAACTTCACAAACAACAGTTGACGAACTACGCGAAGAAAAGTTTGTTTTTGAAAAAGAATACCGTATGTTTGAAGCAGAAGTAGGTCCTGTAAAATATATTGCAGAACTAATATACGGCGAAGCAGATCGCAATCAATTAGAAGAAGCAGTGCGCTGGGTGATTATTATTATTGTTGCAGTGTTTGATCCACTAGCAGTTTGTTTGGTACTAGCAGGCGTAATGAGTCTAGGTTGGTGGAGCGAAGAACGTAAAGTACGCAAAAAAAAGAATCAACCAAAGCCGGCAATTGTTAGAGTCGATGATCCAAGATTAGAGGAATTAGAAATGGAACTAAAACAACATAATCAAATACTAGATGAACTAGAGAAACTATTAGATGGTAATCTCGCTAATGTATCTCCTGCAGAACATGAATCACTACAAACAGAAAAGAATAAACTGCTACAAGAACAAGCAGACCTTGTTACTGCACTTGAAGCAGCAAAGGCTGAAAGTGAAGGACTTGTAGATAAAGTTGTTGCAACAGAAGCAGAACGTGACAGTTACAAAAGCCAACTTGATGAAATTGGTACAGGTGTAACACAATTCCAAGCACGAATTGAAGAACTTGTTAATAGAGTAACAGACCTTGAAGCAGAGATTGTACGCAGAGACGAAGTTGTTCTTAAGATGGCTGAGGAATATCAGTTAGTTGAGAGGGACGAATTTGCAAATGATCTGGTTGACGAGGCTACTCAAACAATGCCAGATCCGATTGATCGCAGTGGTGATGGTAACTTAAACTTTATTAAACCTAACCCAAACGACCCAAAGTAGGAAGGGTTCCTACATATTCTAATGCCGCAGTAGCGGACCTTGATTTAGATAAAGCGGCACAAGCAGATTTTGGAATAGAGTTTCCAACTCGTCCTGATAAAGGTGATCTGTTTATGAGAGTAGATGCACTACCAAATAAATTATTTAGATATAATGGAAATAGTTGGATGCAAATAGCAAAAGAAACAGATACATATCTCAATGAGGAATACATTTCTCACTTATCAGATCAAGTTGAGTTTGGCATTATAGATGTTGATAGTCTAACAGTTCAAGAACAAGAGGAAGTCGAAAATGAAATCCAACGTCGTAGTAGTAACGGAACCTGATTATTATTATGCTAATGTACCTGCTATTACTCTTGTTGGGTGTGATCACATGCTTCCTACTATTATTGACAATCTCAGACGACTAGAGTTTCCTGTAACTGTATACACAACAAGCGAAACTAACACTCTAGACTGGATCACGAATGCATACCACCAAAGTGAGTTTACGATAATTAACTGTACATATAATAGTTTTTATACAGGTTTTTTTATTGACAAACCCAGTGTATACTACTATAATAATAAAGAATCATATATTAGATTCAATTTAAACGAAATCAATGATCCAATGGATAAATTGATAAAATGGATGAATGAATGGCTAGAGAACCAAGACAAAAACGCGGTCTTACTGTAGAAGTCCGTAACAACGATATAAATCGTGCATGGCGTAAACTAAAGCGTTTATTGCAAGATGAAGGTGTACTACAGGAATTAAGAGATCGAAAGCATTTCACTAAACCTAGTGAAAAACGTGCCCGAGCTAAAGCAGCAGGCAGAGCTCGCTGGTTGAAGAAAAAGCGTGAATTAGATAATCAATAAGATAAATAATTTTAACATCTTGGAGTTACAAGGTGGACACAGGGCCAAGTATATAGTCAATATTATATTAATTATTGCGGGTCAACTGATAGGGTTGTGACTTAATACACACGCAGTAGTCAACGGTTAGCTACTAACACTACTGAGATGCCTTTATAGGGTCTCATAACATATCTTGCTTATTATAAGGAGAAACGAAAATGACAAGATTAACATCACTCGACATCAATAAAATGACACCCTACGCTGTAGGTTTTGATCGCATGTTTGACCATATGAGTCGATATATGCAAGCCAACTCACAGAGTAGCGGTTACCCACCATACAATATCCAATCACAGGACAACAAGTATATTATTGAAATTGCACTTGCTGGCGTAAAACTTGAAGATCTGGATATTGAATTAGCAGAACAAGTATTAACAGTAGCACATAATCCAGAACAAGTTGAAGATCATACAGACTGGACTATGATGCATAGAGGTATAGCGGCTCGCAAATTTTCACGTAACTTTACACTTGCAGAAGATGTAATTGTAAATGGTGCAAGCCTAGAAAATGGTATGCTTTACATTTCATTAGAGCGTATTATCCCAGAAGAAAAGAAGCCTCGTAAGATTGCAATTACGCAGTCATCAGAGTAAATACTATTAACGCAGGGGAGCATTGCTCCTCTGCAACAACAGGAGTTATTAATGAGTAGCAGTGATACAGAAATTTCACAAAAAGTAAGAGAAATTGTTAATATTGAACCACCAAAGGATTATAAGGTGATCTTCCTTAATGACAATGTCACAACATACGAATTTGTTATTGAAAGTCTTGTAAATGTATTTGATTATAACGAGCCTGATGCAGGCACTAAAATGACAGAAATACATGAAACTGGAGCAGGTATTGTAGCAGTACTTCCTTTTGAAGTTGCTGAACAAAAAGGTGTTGAAGTGCTGCTACAGGCTAGAGAACAAGGTTATCCTTTGGAAGTCAAATTAGAATCTAGTTGACATTACCATCTAACTATACTATAATAGTACAGTTAAACATAAGAGGTCTCAATGAATATAGAACCGGACGTCAAGCTGGATTACAGCAGTGTGCTATTGCGTCCTAAAAGAAGCACACTAAGTTCACGTAAACAAGTACGTGTAGAACGAACCCACACATTTAGAAATAGTAAACTAAACTATGAAGGTGTGCCTATTATGGCTGCTAACATGGATGGTGTTGGTACGTTTGAAATGGCAGAAGAACTGGGAAAACTTGGTTTGTTCACATGCCTTGTTAAGACATATCCTATTGCACAGTTGGTTGAGTTTTTCAATACTAGTGATATTGCAAGAGAAAATGTTGCATACAGTATGGGCATTACAGAAGATGATGCTGTTAAATTTCGCGCAGTGTATTCTGGTAGCAATAGTATTAAATATGTTTGCATTGACGTAGCAAATGGCTATAGTGAACGCTTTTTAAATTACGTAGCAAGTGTACGAGAAGAATATCCCGACATTGTTATTATTGCGGGCAACGTAGTTACCGCAGATCAAACGCAGGAGTTAATTTTACGTGGAGCAGATATTGTTAAAGTTGGCATCGGTCCTGGGAGCGTTTGCACTACTCGTATACAAACTGGCGTTGGTTATCCTCAGCTCAGTTCTGTTATTGAGTGCGCTGATGCTGCTCATGGTCTTGGGGGACATATTATTGCAGATGGTGGATGCGTCTCTGCTGGAGATGTTGCAAAGGCTTTTGCAGCGGGGTCGGACTTTGTAATGCTTGGCGGCATGCTTGCTGGGCATGACGAAGGCGGCGGCGAAGTAATTACCAAACATTACTTGAGTGCCGAAGCAACACTATTAGATAATGGTAACTATATGCCACACTATGAACAAAAACAGTTTGTACAGTTCTACGGAATGAGTAGTGATGCGGCAAACACTAAACACTTTGGCGGACTTAAAGACTATCGTGCAAGCGAAGGAAGAGAAGTACTAGTACCTTATCGCGGTGCTATTGCACACACAGTACAGGATATTTTAGGCGGCTTGCGCAGTGCATGTACATATGTCGGTGCAGAAAAACTAAAACACTTGCCTAAATGTGCAACATTCCTGCGCTGTAATGATACCCATAACAGAGTGTATGAATGAGCAAAGCCTTAGTACCGTACGAAAAGAAACTTCCTGTACAGTATGTATATGAGTTTAAACTTGTAGACGAAGATATTAAACTTGATACTCGTGAAGAAGTAAAATCGCAACTGCCGGATATATTAGGCAGAGCTCTTGCTCGTAGTTGGGTAGATCCAAAATATAAACGAGAGTTGCAAAACTGTGTTCATACAACACTTGCAAAAGGCGGAGTTGATATTCCAGACGATTATATTTGTGAATATGAAACAACAAGCGGACAACGTGCTAAAATAGTTGTATTTGAACAAACTGGTAGATTGAAACTACGAGTTTGCGGCTTATCTCTAACAATGGTGGCTTCACGATGACAACACTCTTAACAGGAAACTTATTTGACGACTTGATAAATGAACCAGAGGATTTTTATTTTGTTAATGATCCTATTGCAGTAGCATTGCTTCGCAATGAAAGCGATGGCAATCTTTCAATGATAGAAATAGACAAAGATCCTTCATCACTTCAATATATTCTTAAAGGCAAATATCAAGAGCAAGCAGATATTATAAGAGAATATTATAAAAAGAAACTGTTCTTTGGTGCAATGGATAACAGTTTTAGTACTACTAAATTTCGCAATGATTTACAAACATGTTTAGAACGAAAAGAAATAAACCATATAAAAAGTAACGAAGTTGGTATGCTTGCTAGATTACCGGACTTTTACCTAGAAGATATTACTAGAGATAAGATTCGTATAGAATGCAACGGAGGCCCTATAAAAGAAACTAACTTTTGGGCAGACGAATTGCCGGCAAGATATATGTGTGGAACACACAGTCGCTTTGGTAAAAATAGAACGCACAGTTATTGGTTTAATGTAAAAAAAGATAGAGCGTTGTGTTTTCATTTAGATGGTACTAATCCTCTAATCAATTTGTTTAATGATTATTTGGAACCAAATAAAGTTATACTGCTACAAGGTGGTTTTCATACAAGAAAGCAAGATGAATTTCACTTCTATCAAGGTAAGTGCAAGGTTCTAGTTTAATAAATACACTACTATGCTATTGAACGAACTAACACAATCTCCTGTAAAGGGCGTAAAGTCTACGCAACAAGGTCCATTGGTTATCCCTGAAGATATGCAGGACATTGAAGAAGCGACTCTTAGTCGTAATGAACTTAACAAGCGTAACAATATGGATGTATTCATCCAGAAACTTGCTAACAAAGAACCTTTTGTTGGCGTTGGACAAACAGAACCTACTATCGTACTAGAGCCAGATCCGGAAGCACTAGAGCAAATGCGACAGGGTAATATTCCTACTGCATTTAAGGGCATAGACGGAAAACTATACAAACTAAGTCAGTTAGAAAAGACCGCAGAATTCGGTGGTAAAGGAACTGGTTTCGGTACACGCATTGAAGATGCAGAACTTGCAAGTTTGCAAGCACAGTTAGCAGAACTTAAAGGCAATAATCCAGAAATAACTATCCGAGTCGGTGACAGAGACGTAAGCGTTGCTGACGTAGTCACTACACCAGGAACACCTAAAAGTGATTTTCATTTTGTAGACTCAAAAGGCAATAGTGTAGCATGGGTAAGCCACAAAGATGGATCAGCAGCAACACATTTTGGACAGTGGGGCGGCATGAGCGACAGAGAAATGTTGCCAGTATATAATGCTAACCCAGAAGTTAAAGCAGAAGTTGCACAATTTATCCAAGACATTAAAGCACTAGTAGGCGATGAAATGCCACGTGCAACAACTATTGCTCGTCCTGCTAGTGAACTATTCCAAATGATTAGTATCTATGGTAATGGCTTTGGTGGCAAAAGAGGTCCTCAGAATGTAGACGTAATACTACAAGGACCAGTTACAATTAGTAACGGACAGTTAGTTGCACCTAACATGCACAGTAATGGCGAGCCTGTTAAAGGTGCATTTGAGCCTGCGATGATGGCTATGTACAAAGGCGACCGCAGTAACTTTGGCATTAAAGGATCACGCTTTAGCATGTATCCAATTGGTGGACGCAAAGTTCACAGACAAATCTAAAGTTTATACTTTTTAATTTTTGCAATAAGATTAGTTCTGCCGATTCCCAAATGTTTGGCAGCTTTACTACGATTGCCTTCATATACAATTAATGCATCTTCAATACTAGTACGTTCTAGTATTTCTATTTTGTTAGGCAAAGCAGTAAACTTAGAATCTATAGAGAATATTTCAGAGCCAGATTGTTCATTGAAAAACTCCATACTCTCCCACAGAAAGTCTTGTTCTTTTTGATAATTCATGTAAATACTTATAATAGTTGTGAATATCATAAAAAAAAATTTTGTCATTAGGTGTAACTATTTTTACACCTAAGGCATAAATATTTAGGAGAAAAACGTGTTGAGATTTAGTTTAGTGGTAGTTTTACTACTTTTGCCAACCTCAATAGCCGCAAGTGAAATGGGATGGAGTTTTAAATCACCCGCTTTTCATTACGGCAACGGATATAGTAATCACGTCTTAAGCGTTGAGCAATTACAGCACAACCGAAAGGCAGATAAGGAGGATGCGGCAAGAGCTGAGGCTGCTAGAATAAAAAGAGAATTAGAAAATACAACTCTTAACAAGTTTGTTAAAAACGTTGAGTCTAGAATATATGCAACACTGAGTAAACAAATGGTGGATGCTATGTTTGCAGAGTGTAGCACAGATTGTGCAACAAGTGGCACAACAGAGATCGAAGGATCAACTATATCCTGGATCAAAGACACAACAGACGGAAGTATTACATTAACAATTGTTAATGAAGATGGAACGACAACTATTACGATTCCAGGTAGTGGAGAGTTTAACTTCTAATGCAATATATTTTTATTCTGTTAATTGGTACATTATTAAGTGGATGCGCGGCACCAGGTAGTTTAAGTGACTATTTGGATTCTGGAGCGCCTAAGGTGCAAGAAGCACCTTTGAAAGATGCACTTGCAAGTGTGCCAGAATTAGATGGTAAGAAAATTACTATAGCAGTTTATAGTTTTGCAGACAAAACAGGACAACGTAAGCCAGCAGACAATATTGCGAACTTATCGAGTGCGGTCACCCAGGGTTCTGAGGTATGGGTTATTCAAGCACTACATGAGATAGGAAATCGTAGTTGGTTCGAGGTTGTTGAGCGAGTGGGTATGGAAAACTTAGTCCGCGAAAGGCAGTTAATACGTAACACACGCCAAGTGTATGAAAAGGAATTACCAAACGGTCCTACTCCGTTAAAGCCAATGGTTTTTGCAGGATTGATACTTGAGGGAGGTATTGTAGGATATGATGCAAATGTTGCAGTAGGAGGCGCAGGAGCAAGATGGTTAGGAATTGGAGTACAAACAGAATACAGAGTTGATACTGTAACTGTTGTTATGAGATTAGTAAGTGTTAGCACAGGTAAAGTGTTAATGAGCATAGCAGTAGAAAAGTCAATTGCTAGTGTAAGAAGTGGTACAGATGTATTTAAATTTTTAGATATGGGTACTAAACTTATAGAAGCAGAGACAGGGTATAGTAGCAACGAGCCAGTTAACTATGCTGTAAGAGCAGCTATTGAGGCAGCAGTTATAGAATTGGTATGTGAAGGCGAGAAGAGGAAGTTTTGGAAATTTAAAGGGTAAACTAGTTTAACCCAAATTTGGAGAGAGAAATGAAAAAATGTTTAAGCATAATCCTAACAGTTGGCTTAATAAGTTTTACGTTAGGTGCACTTGCAAATGACATTTATATCACACAGGTCGGTGACAGCCTGGATTTAGATATTGTACAAGACGGAACAGATAACGTCATTGGTACAGACGGACAAGCAGTTATACTTGGCTCAGCAGGTGCAACTGTAGCAGATGACATGACGTTTAGTATTACCCAGACTGGTAATTCAAACACAATTGCAGCACAAATACAAGGTGCAGATTATACTGGTACATGGGTATTCACAGGTAGCAGCAACACAGTTGACTTAAAGTGTGATAGCGGCGCAGCAGGCAACTGTGCAACTGTAACACTAAATATCACTGCAACTGGAGACAGTCAGCAGTATGATATTGACATCGGTGAAAGTGCTGACGCAAGTAGCAGTACTGTATCATTTAACGTAGCAGGTAACGGACACGTATTTGATACAGATATTGACGGCGTAAGTGCTGCATTAGCAGTAACAGTTACGAACAACAGTAGTGTTATAAGTGGCGGAAACACATTTGATATTGATATGGCTGGCGATGGCGACAGCCACGGTCATACCCAGAACCTAACAGTACATGGCAGAGGTAATACTGTATCAGTTGATCAAAGTGGAATTAAGGACAATCATGTTACACTTAGCACTACAGGCGACAGCGGAGATATTGATATTACGCAGAGCGATTAATGCGTAAATTATTGCTAACAATTGCTATACTATTTCTCACTCTTTCTCAAGTATATGCAAGTGTTGGCGAGATCGGCGAAGTCAAAGGCAGCGGCGCACTAGAGCGTGGCAATGACAGCATCACAGCAACGGATGGTGTCGGCATTGAAATGAATGATACAGCAGTCACTGCTAATGCTACAATGCGCCTAGACTTTGTTGATGAAACAAGAGTAGATATTACTCCCCACAGCAGACTTATTATTGACGAGTTTGTATATGATCCAGCAAATGATATTGGTAAACTAAGCCTCAAAGCAAGTTTAGGCACAGTACGTTATGCTAGTGGACAAATAGCAAAAAAGTTTAAACAAAATGTAAAGATCAGAACACCCAGCGCAACTATTGCAGTGCGAGGTACTGATTTTGTTATGGTTGTAGATGAAGCAGGCGGCAGTATGATTACACTGCTACCTAGTTGCGACACAGCAGGTGCATGTTATGTAGGTGAAATTGAAGTACAAACAGATGCAGGTTTTGTTGTACTTAATCAAGCGTTTCAAGCAACACAAGTAGCAAACAGTGCCCGCAAGCCTAGTAATCCTGTGCTTTTAGATTTACCAGAGGACATGCTAAACAACATGCTTATTCTGCGTAAAAAGTCGCCAGTATATGAAAAAGAGGAAGAAGAATTTTTACGTAAGCGAAAAGCTGCAGACTTTCTTGGACTTGACTTTTTAGAATATGACGGACTCGACTATGATGCACTTACAGAAAGTATCGAAGGTATTTGGGTAACAACACTTGATGAAACAGATTTTATGCTTGCTGATATGTTATATGATATGCTAGATCAACTTAACCTTGCACTTATGGCACTATTTAAAGATGAACTAAGTGTGCAAAATAGAGCATTGTTGCGCCGTGATAAGAAAGTATATGGTTTTGATCCAGCAACAGGCAAAACACTATTAAACGAAAATCCAGACTGGGTGCTGAGTCGTAGAGATTACGATCAAGGTAATTACTTTGAACTACGATTGAATCAGTCTGGCGGTTACTCAATAAATATTCAACAGGGAGAGTACATTGAATATGACTACCGTTTGGGGCATGGCAATAGTAATATTGACATTACTCAATCCAACAACTAGCAGTGCAAACGATATTTGGGTATACCAAATAGGCGATGACTTCAATATGACTATTACACAGGACGGCGAGAATAACCAAGTCACTGGTATTACTGGTGCGACTAAAGGACTCGAAGGTGACGATAATACAGTTACCGTACATCAGGATGGTCAGTACAACACAGTTGCAGGTATGCTAGATGGTGATGATAATACTGTTGACGTATACCAGGGCGGCACTGGTGAAAGCAATGATGCTATAGCATCAATTGAAGGCGATAATAACAATGTCAAAATTTGGCAAGGTAAAAAGATAGATAGCTTTACTGATACTACAGAAGGCGGCGATCACGAAGCAGATATAGCAATCGTAGGCAATAACAATATCTATCATTCAGCACAAACAGATCAAGCAACTAATTGTTGTAGCGATGCACATACACTAAGTGCAGACATTATAGGCAACAACAATGACGTAACGCATCAACAACGTGGCGGCAAGCACATAGGTGACATTGATATAACCGGCAGTAATAATGATGTAGATTTATTACAGCGTGGCAATAATGGACACACAGCAAATATAGAACTATCAGGCAATGGTCACACAGTGGATAGTACACAGAGAGACAATGCCAACCACAGTTTAACGCTTGATCTTAATAACGGCGGCGGCGCATACTCTGTAACTACAACGCAATCAACCTCTACCAATCAAACATACACTCTATCCGGCACTTGCACAAACAGCAACGGTTGTGGAATTATAGTCAATCAAAACTAAATAATTTTATGAAAGCAAAACCAAAACTTATTGAAAGACATGCTATAATGGTTAATGGACCAATAGCAAAAGTAATGGCTATGGATCCTATAGATCATATTCCGAATAACGATTATGGCGTACAAAAGTTAAAAAGACGTATCCTACAAAATAAAACAACCAGTGCAATTAAACGACCAATGTATTAATTACTTTTTCAAATAAATAATACTGAGAGAGTGAGAATACCAATGGATCCTATTACCGCAATTACTGCAGCCACGGCTGCCTTTAATACCGTTAAGAAGTTTGTAGAAGCCGGGCAAGACTTTGAAAATACTGTTGGGCAAATGGGCAAATGGTATACGGCAGTTAGTGACTTTAGACACGGACAAAAACAAGTAAAAAATCCTCCTATATTTAAAAAACTTTTTGCAGCTGGCAGTGTTGAAGAAGAAGCACTGTCATTGTTAATGCACGAAAAGAAAATAGCCGAACAAGAACAACAACTACAAGTAATGCTTAACATGCGCTACGGATATAAAACTTGGGACGAGTTAGTAGCCCTGCGCAGAAAAATAAAAGCACAAAGAGAAAAAACAATATATAAACAAGAAGAACGCAAAAGAGCATTTTTTGATATGATTTTTATTATAATAGGGTGTAGTGCTATTATAGGTATGCTTGGTGGATTTATCTATTTCTTATTAAAGATGAAAGGTATGGTATAAAATGCTGTTAGCATTTACTTGGGCTGCATGTATATTTCTTTTTGGTCTTGTGATCATGGCAATAGTATTTGATGATAACATTAATCAATTTGAATACGAAGATGAAGATATGTTTGAGTATAAAGAAAGATCAATTAAATTAAGAATACAAAATGTAAAGAGTAAACTATAATGCAAGAACTAGTGCATGTGTTTATGCTAGTTGTTGTTATGGGTACTGGTGATTCTAGAAGAGTACAGCCCAATCCTTTATACTTTTACGATATTAATACTTGTCAATATTTTGCAAAAGCAGTGCCTCGACAATACGGAAACTATAGTTACAGTAGTTATGTTGATCCCCGTGACAGGATTACAGCATATTGCAAACCTGTATATATGAAAGACGGTCCACACATATATAAATAAACTGCTATGTTAAAGTTTATCACACACTGGGCATTAGCGTTTGTCACAGTTGGTTTCTTAGTTTTTTCGCATTATAACAATAGCACAGTTGTTCAAACCTTGCGACTAAAACAATTCGACCTACTACAACAAACCGACGAGCCTATACCATCACAAGATATTGCTATACTCACTATTGATGAAGCAACCATTGCACAGTACGGACAGTGGCCCTGGAAGCGTGACGTACTCGCAGATATTATATGGGACTTGCGAGAAGCAGGTGTAGGCATTATTGTACTACCTATGATTTTTAGTGAAGAAGATAGACTAGGCGGTGACATGGAACTTGCTAGTACTATTGCTGGCAATGGTGTTGTTATTGCACAAAGCGGCAGTACACAAGTAAATCGAAACGCAGTGCCTCGAGGCGTTGCTAAGATAGGCGATCCACTTCCTTATTTGTTTGAATGGGACGGCATGCTAGGACCTATTCCTATACTAGGCGATAACGCTGATGGTGTAGGTGTAGTAAACACAGCACCAGAGATAGATGGTGTAGTACGTAGAGTCCCACTTATCATGCGTGTCGGAGATGAAACTTATCCTAGTCTGGCAGTAGAAGTTATTAGACTAGCAACTGAAGCACCTAGTTATCAAATCAAAGCAGGATCGGGAGGTGTTGAGAAAATACGTATACCTGGATATCCTATTGTAAGTACAGATCCAAATGGACAAATATGGCTACGCTGGAATAAATCATTTGATGAAATAAGCGTAGTAGATAAAGATCAATATTGGACGATGGAAGGCAAAACTGTTATCATCGGTATTACAGCACAGGGCATCGGAGGACTAATTGCTAGTCCAACAGGACCACAAGCAAACTACATACCAGCGGCAGTTACACTGCAAACGATGATTGATGGAGATCAAATTTCTCGTCCATTCTGGGCATTCCTTGCAGAGATTTCTGCAACAGCAATATTAGGTTTACTGCTAGTGGTGCTTGCTAGATTTACTCCTTACTATGTAGTGGGTGCTTGTATAATTCTATTTGCTGGCGGATTAGGCTACGGAACATTGTATGCCTGGCAGAACTATTTGTTTTTATTAGACGCAACTATGCCAGTAATAACAGTAGTACTAGTAGGCTTACATGCAGTGTTTGCACGTTTTGTACGTGAGTTTAGATTAAAGCAACAAATTAAAGCACAGTTTGGTACATACGTCAATCCAACTGTAGTTGAAAGATTACAAAAGAATCCAGAGCTTATTAAACTAGGCGGTGAAGAAAAAGTACTGAGTTGTGTGATGACAGACATGCGTAACTTTACAGGGCTCGGTGAAAGTTATGGTGCTGATGTAGAAGGCTTTACTCGTACTATCAACAGTTACATGACTGCTATTACAGAACCAGTTATGGCTAACGATGGTACAATAATCAAGTACATTGGTGATGCAAGTATGCATATTCACGGCGCGCCACTTGATGACGAACATCATGCACGTAGCGCAGTACAAACAGCATTGGACATGATTGATGCTTGTGAGGAGTTTAACGATCGCAGAGAACAAGCAGCATTAAACACAACAGATCCAGGCCCACTACCTCCTCGTGTAGGATTAGGTGCAGGTGTTAACACAGGCAAGATACTAGTTGGTAATATCGGTAGTGAACGCAAACTGGGCTATGACTGTTTGGGCGATCCGGTCAGTGTTGCGGCACGTTTAGAAAGTCAAACAAAGAGCTATGGCGTACTGTTAATTGTAGGATCTGATACTGTTGCACTTACACAAGATGATTTTGATTGGTGGGAGTTGGATAACATTGCAGTTAAGGGCAAGGAAAAGCCATTGCGTATATACGCAGTACACAAGCAAACTAAAGAGCATGTAACATTCCTTAAGAACTATTACAGCGGAAAATGGGATGTTTGCATAAGAGATTACAGAACGTATCAACGTGCTGCTCCTAAAATGGCTGCATACTATGATAAAATGATAGAGCGCATGTCACAGGGCAAGCCTAGTGACTGGGACGGAATTTACCGCGCTACGTCCAAGTAGAAAAATTGTATTTAGGTTTAAGTTCTTTTAGTTTGAACCACATAATCATTTTGGGATCTTTTATTTCTGCAAATACTTGTACATCTTTATATGCTTCATCAGGCAAATGCCAACTTGGTAGTTCGATGTAAGTTAAGTCAACATAATCCTTTTGAAGTTCAGTGTACAGTTCATCACCTAACTGACGTCGAACCCACTGGTCACGTAGTTTGTCTTTGTGTGTCCATTTCATAGGAACTGTGTCTATGTAAAAGCGCAATTAAATTATTATGCCCGCTAGTAGTCCAAATGCAAACCCTACTAGAAATGCTACAAATAAATCTTTTATTTTCCACTGTGGCTCGATTTTATCCCAACCATATGAGTATTCTTTTGACATTATTCTTTTCCTGTCGAATCAAACTGCTGACTACGTGTTCTGTTATCCCGCAGTATTTCATCCAGACTTTCTGCTAGTTCTGGATTTGTCTTTGCTATTTCTTCTTTGTATTCAAGTACCATTGCAAGTTTTTGATTTAAGCGTATAAGGTCATTGTCCAACATACGCACACGATCCACTAGTTTAATAAGTGTAAACATTGCTTCACCAATAACAGGGTCAATGGTTTCTGTTACCCACTTCCATATAAAGAATATAAAGTAACCCATACCAATTGCAGCAATGATAGGAAATCCATATTGGTTAATGGCATCAACTAGTAGATTTGTTTCTTCCATCTTGTACCTTCTTTAACATGCCGTTTGGTTGTACTTCAAATACATCACCTGGCTTGTATAGTCCATGCTTTAGAACTTTGCCATCTTTATCAACACCCATTATTTCGCCGGGCCAGTCGCCATGGATGATAAAGTCATCACCAAACTGTTCTATATTATAGTCCATGTAAAACATTAGTCTCTCCTTGCATCTTCTTTGCCTTCATTGGCGGCAATTCTGTCAATGTTAGGACGCACATGCAGAACATAACTTAACAGTGTATCAATTTTAACTAGGTCATTATTCATTGTCTGCACACGATTATCCAGTGCGCCAATGATATTTTTCAGAGTATTTACACTGTCTGTGACTCCTGCCAGAATAAACTTTAGTGTAACAAAAACAAACACGCCTGCGGCAATTGCACCGGCGATAGGAAAACCTACATCTCCTACTAGCTCTAAAAATTCCATCGAAATCTCCTCAATAATATTTATTAAAATATGCGTATATTATAGATTGTAATAAAACTGTAATCTTTTTTGTATTGACAGTTACTAAGTAATCATGTAACATATGATTACAATTGTGAGCGACGGGGTAAAGCCGTCAAGCAAAGGAGAAAATTATGGAAGCACTCACCCTATGGAGCCTCATGGGCTTTTTGTTTGCCGCATATGCGGTAATAGCAAACGATAGTGTACAGACTCTCGGTACATGGATCGCAAGTAATAATGAGAGATTTAATTGGAAAACTATGTGGGCCGCTGCTTCAGCGGTTTTGTTATGGGCATTATGGTATGGATACTATATGTACGGCGACATTTCATATGGTCGACTAAACAAAATACCATTTGTAGAAGTACAATGGTATCATGCAATGGCACCGCTAGTGTTGTTGTTGTTAACCCGTGTGGGTGTACCTGTTAGTACAAGTTTCCTTGTGCTTAGTGCATTTGCAAGTACTTTTGTACTAGAGAAGATGCTTATTAAAAGCATGATGGGTTATGTTGTAGCGGCTACAGCTGCATATGCTATTTGGTATGTTGTAAGTCGTTGGCTGGATGAAACAAAGCCAGTTAAAGAAGAACACAAACAGTACTGGCGTATAGGACAATGGGTAACAACAGGCTTCTTATGGTGGACATGGCTAAGTCATGATATGGCAAACATTGCTGTGTTCCTACCAAGACAACTTGACTTGTCACTAATGTTTATGATTAGCGTTGTGTTTGTTGGTGGACTATGGTTTATGTTCCGCGAAGGCGGTGGTAAGATCCAAAAGATTGTACTAGAGAAACACAACACACGTTATGTTCGTAGTGCTACAATTATTGATTTGTTCTACTGGCTAATCTTGTACTTCTTTAAAGAGCTAAATGATATTCCAATGAGTACTACTTGGGTGTTTGTGGGTATGTTAGCAGGACGT